TCCTAAAGTAGCCCCGACTAGATCGGTAAATGGTGAAGTTTTAAGGGTTACATGAGCAGAACGATGGACTAGTTCACCGTCTAGCCAATACTCTGTCCAAGTTGTGTATTCAACGTCATTATCGACTGAACCTTCTTTTTTCTCAAGAAGAGAGTCATCCATTTCGCCTTTTGTTGTTGTAATTAACATAGTATCCTAAGAAATAGTTATTACTGCGGTTGTTGAGCTAGCTGTTGGGAAAGTAATTGTAAACGTACCCGTTGTTGTTTTATCTGACCCAAAATTTAAAACTGCTACTGTTGCGCTTGTTGTACTATTGTAAATCAAAGCGCCCCTACAAGTAAAGGACGCTCCTGTCCAAACTACCGGACTAAATGAGACATACGCTATATTGTTTGCGGTATCTCCAGTAGGTAGTGTTGAGACAGCTAAAGTCTTTCCACCAGCCGTGTACCCCGTACCAACAACCTCGCCTGTAACCGTATATACAGAAGTAGCATTATTTAAATCAGCGTTTGCAGTATATAAAGCAATTTTGTAAGTATAAGCAGTTCCAGTATTAAAATTAACCAGTCCACTGAGCGCATCAGTCTTAAACCTTGTAGTTTGTCCTTGAACTATGGTCACGAGTTAGGCCCACTTACGTTTAGTTTAGTTTGCCCATCACGGTACGCATCACCACGCTCGAGACCATCACCAAGGCGTTTAGCCAAACTTACGGCTTCAGTAAATTTTTTCTCATAATAGTCAACCATATCTTGCTCACCCTTCATAAATATAAGCGCTTCCCGCATTGCGCCATACAAAAGAACAGGGTCAAAGTTATCGCCAAGCCAAGAAGTGCCAGTAGCGTTGTTAACGGCTGTTACAGGTATAGAAAAACCAGAACCAGTACCAGTACCAATACTAGAGGCACTAAAACTTAACGAATCACCTACAACATAAAAATTACCGCCATTGGTTAAAGTTACCGTTGTAACTATACCTCCAGCAATAGTAATTGTAGCTATAGCTCCAGCTCCGGAACCGCCTGTTAACGGTACATTTGCGTACGTTCCGTTTGTATATAACGTCCCGCCAGTAATAGCGCCTAATGTGGTAACAATACCTTGCACAATAGAAGCTGGATAAAAGAAATAATGTAACTCCATTGTATAAACAATATTTGGAGTTGGTCCTAAAATAAAACTTAACTCATTAGGCTGTGTGTATTGTGGACCAAATAAGGCGTAATACTTAGGTGTACCTGTATCAGTTGTTTTAGGGTACGCCTGTCTAATAAAGTTAACATCTTTGTTAAGTAAATACTCGTACCCATCAGTCGTACTAACAGCTAAAGAATACGTAGCTAAAAAATCATTAGGGCAAGCTAAATATTGATTTGCTGGCGATGTTACCCCCGTTACGTTTTTGCGTAACGAAGGGAACTGTATCATGTTAAAGATACGTTCCTCAGCCTGTTGTACAAACGTAGGAATGCTCGATACAAAGAGCGCTTCCGTATTCTCAGCGTAGTTCTGAATTGTTTGGTACAACGTAGCGTAATTCATTATGCCATCGGACCTCTAGACATTACACCCTTAGTAGCCGCACCTGTACCACGCATCTTAATACCTGATGTTTTAACTTCTGTGTTTTGACCTTTTGAAATACGACCAACAGACATTTTAATCTCGTCTGCAAAATTAACACTTTGAGGTTTACCGGCGTCTTTAGCAGTTAGTTTTTTACCATCCATAGTATGTGGTTCTGCGTAAACAGATGCAGGTCCAACTTCTTTACCATCTTGTTTCATGCTGTATTTAGCCATTATTTACCCCTTTGTGCGGCTACTTTAGCCATATTACGTCCCATAGACTTCATAGCTTCGTTAGTTTTGCCACCATTAAGTTTACCTTTACCGCCTGATTTAATACCGACGTTAGGTCCAGTATCACCTAGGTTTGTACCTTTAGTTTTACCCTTTTTTGTTACGCCATCAGCGGCTGATTTATATCCCATTTTACACTCCTATGTTGTTGAGATTGTTACACTGTTTACAGTACCCGTTGCCACAAGTGCATTGGGAGTTAAAACCCTATCAAAACCACTAGAGCCACCTACTGGTGCCCAGCCCCATTCAAATATTCTACTACCAACTGAGCTAACCCCTACACCTGCTGTTGTATCGCCGCCATTTACATTAGTCTGTAAACCCGTACGTCCTGCTTGATAATACGTGTTATCCGGTCTTGGCTCCCGTACTGCTTGCGGGTCATCTACTGGGTACATACCTAACTGCAACTGCGGTTGATCTGGGTCCCAACATGCTGGGCAAACTTTTATATCATATAGCTGAGTCTTCTTTATTTCTTTTTTTAAATCAACTAATTTAAATCTCTGCCCGCATCTATCGCACTGGGCAATTGAATTTTTAGCTGATGCAAATCTATTACCCACAAAATAAATCCTTATTAAATGTACATCTCTCGAGGAACAAAACGAATAGCTGACTTATCCCTATCTTCAGTAGCAGCTAGTTCCCAAGCCTCATCGTACTGTTGTTTTAACAAAGGAATACGTTGCTCTGCCCCTGAAATTTTTAATGCCAAATAATACGAAAGCCCTGCTACCAAGCAAGGCATAAATCTAAACGGTATATCCATAGTGTTAACGCCGTTACCGCCATCATGAATCCTACGCATACGCCAATACACAAACGTATAAAAAGGGTCTAATGCCGTGCCTTGGTCTGGGGTGGGCCAAACAACTATCTTAGGGTAATCAATTCCAACTGGAGGAGAAGACGAACTTGTACCTGCATAATCAGCGCCAGACTGACGATTAAACCAGACTTGAATAGGTCTAGCTTGTGTTAATTTGTTTGGTATTGTTGCGTAGGTAGATACAGAGATACTTGTTATAGATAAGTCTGATTGATTAGCGGTGCTACCTGCGTTGGTACGGATAACGTGTTCTAACAAATCAACTGTGTCAATAGGTAAATCGTACGTGTTTACGCCTTGAAGCAAGTTAATCTGCCCTTGTTCAATTGTCCACATGTTAATACCACGGTTAGCCCAATCAGCAAACAGCAAATTAAGACTACGCCTAGCAGTCTTAAGGTCATAACCAGTACGCAACTGTGAACCACAACGCTCAAAGGCTTCCTCAACCATTTCAGCTAGGTCTAAGTTAAACGAGGTGCTTGCAACTACGGTCATCTTTTATCCAATCTTCCTATAAGGTTTAACCTTAGACTTAATACTTTTTGGTTGTGGGACAAACTGCTTACCTTTTGCCTTACCTGCTCGCTTTGCTTTAGTCGTTGCTGCATATTCCTGCGGACTTAACGCTTCAATTGCTTTCTTTGGTAAGTACCGCTCACCTGTTTCTGATGATTTCTTACCAGACTTGGTAGTCCACTTCTGTTCACCCCATGACTTTAAAGACTGTTGTGGGGCTTTCAATCTTTTGCCTCTTCTTTTTCAAGAAGCTCCATATCAATTTGTTCATCAGTTATATACTCATCCAGTCCACAATCACAAGGACCATCATCATATATAAAACAAGTTGTACTGTGTTTATTTTCAATCACGATAACCTCCGCCTGCGGCTTTATACCGTTTAGCCATTAACTGCGCTTTACGAGCTGACCACTGCCCTGCGCCAGTTCCCTGTACTGCAGCTGCTTTGACACTATTAAATATACGTTTGCGTAACTCTGGTTTTGTATAATTACCGGCTTCATTAACTTTAGACTTAGTTTTTCCACCTTCTTTATACATATCAGATGCTTTTAAAGACCCCGGTTTATCTAACAGCTTCTTAGCCATAGCCGACGCAGTACCGCCTTTAGTGGTCGTAACCGAACCACCTTTGGCGTACTGAGTAAAGTCCGTATCATCTCTACGAGCTTTCTTTGTACCACCCGGCATTTTAGATGGGTTTATGTCACCCATCCCACGAGAGGCTCTCATCAGTAGGTCATCCCACCTTTGTTCATACTAACCATTGTGCCTTTGGTTTTACCACGCTCTGCACAACCGTCTGCTCTAGCTGAGGCTGTACCGCCTTTAGCCATTTTATGCATACGCTTCTCATGCCCCATAACAGCCTTGTTGGCAACTTTTTTCATCATTGGCATATCTTGTTTAATGTCATCGTGTTTCATAGTTATTAAGCCTTTCCGCCCATGTTCATTTTCTTCATTGGTTTTTTAGCCATGCCGCCTTTTTTCATAGGCATAGCACGTCCAGCTTTGTCTGAACCGCCTTTAGCTGCTTCTTTTTTCTTTGCAATCATTGCCATAAATGGATTCATTTTTTTAGTTGCCATAGTTTCACCACCCTTTTTAAAAGTTTTGCCTTTGTCGGCTTTTGAAAAATCTTGCCCCACGGACTGTGGGATACCTACCTTCTTAGCAAAAGCTTTATTATGAGCAATTGCTTCCATAAAATTGTGTTGCTTTTTACTGCTACTTGGCATCTTTACCTTGAAATAAGCTGGTCAATTTTCGCTTCAAGTTTGTTAAAGCGTTGGTCAATGTGGTCAGTAATTCTTTGGACTTCTGAATTAGTTGCATAGTCACGGGCTATCTCCACTCTAGTAGTGTTAAGTTTATCGTCTAAGTCTTTAATTTTGTCAAACTTTTCATGCACAATATATCCGATAACCGCCATAAAAACGGTTAAACCACCAGTCCATAATTCCATCATGTTTAGCATTTCCATCTTTTTAGACTCGCAGCCTTCCTAGT